TCTATTACTTCTTTTCCAGATCCTAACCAATAAAGAACTGCCTCTTCTAGTTTTTTACTTTATCTTCTATAAGTGATGCTGTATAAGATGTTGATACTGCCTTAAGCCAATACGAATCCTCCATCATATCCTTAAGATTTTGGTTATTAAATGGAATGTCTTCTCCATCCTCCTCCTTCATATTTTCCCATCCAACTAACATCATTTTTAACATTTCAAATTCTGTTTTATTATCTACTGCTTTTTGATACTCACTTACTTTTAATCTTTTAAAAATAGCAATAAACTCGCTTTCCTCAAAAACTCCAGCATCATTTTCGCTAGGTTCACGAACAATAACAGGCCATTTAAATGTTTTGTTCTTTTTTCTTACAAAAGGCATAAGGTGTAGAAATAAATATACTTCTACACTTTAGCCCTTATTTAACATTTGTTAAGTGTAAATCAAACTGAATTCATCGTTACCGGTTGTGCTAGGCACTAATGTATATGGTATTTCTAAACTAGCGATACCATCAATATCCCCATAATTTACATCACCGATATCAACCTTACTTGAAGTGAATTGAACTATATTTCCAGCAGTAGTTCCATGTGTGAACTGCAAGTTACCTAAAGTGCTATCAACTAAAGCTGCTGCAAAGAAATCTTTTTGAGCGATAGTTGGTGCTTGTATTGTCACTGAACCAGTAGCTTGTCTATCAACTAACAAGACTTGTTTTGTACCACCAACTAATTCTTGATAAACAAGCTCATTACCTAAATCAAAATTAACTGACTGCAAAGCACCGCCAAAAGATAATAATTGAAAACTACTTGTATTACCATTTTTAAAAATTAATGGTTCTTCTTGGTTTCCATAAGTAACTGATGGTAATGCAGAGTCATCAGGGGCATTGTATATGCCCTGCATGGAAAAATTTAGCACTGGAATTTGACCTACCTCGGCTGATAATTCTACAGTTCCTCTTGCACCGGTTACTTTATGTCTAACACCATCTATGTTGTAGTGAATAGTTACAGAACTAAATCCAGTTGATACAGGTGCGTAAGTGACTCGTGTTGACGAAACAACAACCTCAGATAAGCCACATGCCTTTAATGCACTTCCGTACCTAGGCGCTGTTCCAGCAGAACCTGATCCAGCAAGTTCGACCGCAAATGTACATTCAACTCTTGTATTTGCAAGTAGCTGCTCCGAAGCTCCTAGATAAGGTCTAATAAGTTCTCTACTTACAACATCACTTGATTGTGGTGTAATTGTAAGATCTCTTACAAGAACAGCGTCAGTTGCAGTAGGTGTGGGGTCAGTAGCATAGCTACTTTCCGCTTCGATTAGAATTACTCTTTTTCTTGTCAGCAGTGCCATCAGTTTTTACCTCAATTGGTGTATCAGGGTCAGTTGTTTGTTGGATGAGTGTAACTTCTCCAGTTTCTGGATCTAGAAGATAAGTTCCACCTTTACCTTGTGTTTCATTACTCATAATAGTTGGTCAGGGTTGTTAGGGTTCATAGTACTGCAAAATTATGTAGTTAAACTGTTATATGCTGTTCGATACTCAATGTCAAACTCGCATGATATAACACCTGCCGCCTCATCAGCCTCAAGAATTTCAAAAGTTGTTGTTGAAGGTCTTATATCAATAGACAGACCACCTAAAGAAGGATCATTTAAAACTTTTGTATGTAAACTTTCTATCGTGGGATCTGCAACGCTATCAGGAGTAGAACCTCTCACTATTACTGAAACTCTTATTTTTAATTCAAATGTAATCTTATCGTTAAAGCTTTGAGTATCTTGTGGAGTATCACTTATTGGCTCTATCACTATTGCTGGAGTTTCTGCTCTTGTAAATGCTTCTACTCTTGATCTAAATATTCTTGTACCAACGCCAACAGTACCAGTTAAGTTTGTTTTAATTGCTTCTAATATTCTTTCTCTTTTTGTTGCCATATCAAACCTTTGTTAAAGATATTTTAGATAAAGTACCATCATCAATTTTTCTTACATTTCTAACTTTATATTTCACATTACTTACATTTATAACAGTATCAAAATCTAAATTACCAAGTTCACTTGATTTTACAGTTAACTCATAATCAGTTGTCATTACTACACCATCAGCTATTAATTCATCAGGCTGCTCTAATATACCTTTATATGTAGAACCATCATAAAAAACATCTTCCGCAAAATCTACAAAAAATAAATTTAAATCTTCAGTGAATGCCATAGTAAAAAGCCCCATTTAAGGGGCTATATTTTTAACCGTATTTTTTTGCACCAATTAATGAGATGCCATATACAAATACAGGTGATGATCCACCAACTGTTTGAACAAGTTTAATGAACCTTTTGCACTCATCTTTATTAACTTCTAATGTTTGTAAAGATGCTGCGTCTGTTACTTGTGTAAAAGCTGCTCCTGACAAGTCACCATAAGTACCACCTGTTTCATCAGAATCTTGAACTTTAATATCTAATGTTGGCGATGATCCTGTACCAGCAGCACAGTTTAAAACTAGAAGAACATCTCCATCAAATTCTTTTAAATCAATAGCACTTGATGTAGCTGTAGCGGTTACAGAAGCAGATGCTACTGCCGCAGAAATTTCTAGTTTTTCTAAATTTTGTTGAATAATAGCCACTTTAAGTTTCCTCTTTTTTAGGGATAGGTTTTTTCTTTGCTTTTGGCTTTGGCTTCTCTACAAATTCGATTGCCTTACCACTAAGAATTAGCATACGAGCAACATTCTCATCTACATCAATAGATGTGCCGACACTCGTAGGAGTGCCAGCAATCATTGTTGATCTTATTAATTCAACTTTCATATTATGTGCCGAAGCAGAATGCAGTTGGTTGCTTGATAGCAAAGTCAACATCTTGCAATGCAACGATCTTCACAGTACCAGAACCTGCTTTTGTGATTGTATCTACAGTTAGATCTAAACCACTCCACATACCAATACAAAACTGGCTGAAGTCTCCAAACAATGCATCGTTGTTAACAAGCTGGTTAGAAACAATAACTGGGTAGCCATTAATTTCATTGTTCTCGAAAACGAACTTACCTGTGTTTGAAGCAACCTCAGTACTCTTTAAAGCACCTCTTGCAGAAGCATTAATGATGTAGAACATGTTTGCTACGTCTGCGTTAGCAGCAGCAACATCTGTCTCCATACCGATATACTCAGCAAAAGTACCAAATGTAGTGATAGTTTGTGTTCCTACACCTGTTGTGTCCTTAATACCAAGTGGTTGGTTAGAAGAACCTGTACCATAAATCGCTGCGTTATCTAGCTTTGTAGCAATTACCCTGGCTATATCATCTCTTATCATTGATTCGACATCTATAGATGACTGAAGCAATAATCTTCTAGTAAATTCAACCACTCCTCCAACTGTCTTTGGAGTCATGTTGACCTGATCAAACGCCTGTTGGCTCTCGGTTGGCTCAGATCCTTCCCCAACGAAAAATCCACTAGCACTCTGAGTCATTCTGGGGATTGCAATGTTACCTGATAACCCTGTAAGCATTGTTGGATTCGCAGCCATAACAGCCATTCTTTTACGAAGAATGTCTATAAATGAACCTGACAATAATTCAGTCGGAACTAAGTTACCACCAGCAGTTGCTGTGCCTACATTCAAGTCTCTTTGTAGAACTTCGTTAGGAACTAAAATGCCATTTGCTGGCTTGTCATAACGCTTTGATGCCTCATCAGAAACTTCTCTTTCAAATGCAGCAGCTTCTTGTGCTGATCTGTCATTAGGATTAGCTAATGCATTTAATGCTCTTAAGAAAGAAAATTTCTTAACTTCTTTCTTATCTAAGCCGACTTCATTAGATGTCATGTCTGTAGAACGAATAGGGGTGTTGTTTACTTCTGCCTTGTTTTTCACAAGATCAAGAATTGCTGCTCTAGCCTCAACAACAGATTTGTTGCCTTTGATTAAAGTTTCAGCAATTTCTTCTGCTCCATACTCACCAAACTCACGACAAAGTGAAGTTATAGATGCTGTACGAGCATTGTTTTCATCAATAGCGCGTTGAACTTCGGCTTTGATGTCGATTTCAACGGATTTCTCCGCTTCAACCTTAGTTTCTTTAATAGGTTCTTCCATAGTGCGAACAGAGGGTGATGCGGAATCATCCGCAGAATTGATCTCCTGATTAGGTGACTTATCTTCCATAGTAATACTATTACCTTGAGAGGGTGCAATCAAGCTTCTTCCGAAGCCAATCGTAGGATCGGCTGGAACTGTTACAACCGATAATTCGTGTACCGCCCATGACCGCGCAAGCATACCATCCTCAGTTTCATCAATATCATTTATTGAATAACCAAAAGATACACCTCGAATTACATTATCAGAAACATCTTGTAAAACTTCAGTCGCAAGCTTATTTCTCGAAAAACGAATTTTTGCATAGCCGCGTTTGGTTTCTGAGTCAATTCTGGCTGACTCCACTACTCCAATGGGTTTATTCATATCGTGATTAAAGAGAACTATGCCTCCGTCATTTAATCTTGATAGATCTGCTGCTCCTTCTTCGTGACTTAATATTTCGTTACCAAAATATCTTTTAACAGGAAATTCTGAAGAAAAAGGAAACTCAAATGTTCTTGATTTTACATTTTTAAAATCTGTTACTTCTTTTCTTTCAAAATTCTCGCCAGCCTCAATAGATCTAATATCAGATATTTTTGTTAGAGCAGAAAAACGATGACCAGCAAATATATCTGTTGATTCGCCATTTCTGTAAACCTGTATTAAAGCAGCAGGGTCTTCTGGTGTGCCATTAATAACAAAAGAACTACTAGGAACATCAATCTTGCCATCTCTGACAATTCTTGTAATTTTCCCTCTAGCTCGACCTCCGCTAGCGTTCCAAGAGACAAAATCGCCTGTCTTTAAAGCATCTGGCTCTGCTCTCTCTACTTTTTGAATTTCTTCAGTCATAGTTTTTTCATTGGTGGCTGGTTCAAATTTAATTGGATCAAATTCATTTTCTTCGAGCCAATTTAAAGCCTGAGATGATGAATACTGAGTAAGCCTAAATCGAATTGATTGAAGCTCTGCTCCCTCTTCATTATCCTTTATACCAAAAATATAGTCTATACCCTCTCCTCTTTCATCATTTGACCTTCTAAATGTATCAAATTGGGTTGAATCTATTATTGTTGCTGCATGCTCATTAGGGTATGGTCTAGACATTTCTATAACTTCTGCTCTTTCTCTCGCTTTTTTAATAGCTGCTGCTTTTCCTCGACTCCAACTAAAACCTGCGTCACCTCCCCAAGCTGCCCAGGCCACTCTTCCCTTTGACGGATATCCTTTTTCTCCTTGCCTAAAACCTTCTGCTTTTTTATCTACTTCATGGCGGCTGAAAAAACTAAACATGCGGAGGGTAACATCTGGTGAAAGCTCTGAGCCACTTAAAATTTGTGTCGCTCTAACTGCTGCAACTTGTGTGCCTCCGGCTCTTCCATCTTTTTTCCAGTTTTTATACCTTTGTGCCTCAGTCTTCATGCCATCAGTAGGCTTAAGATTGATTTCTGTTCCGCTTACGTTTGCCATAATTACTTAGTCTTTTTTCGTGTTCTTTTAGATCTTATTGGTGCAATTCTTGGGGTTGTTGGTTGATTAGAAGACAAGTCAAGTTCTAATTGACCCATTTCTACTTCAAGATCAAGATCTTTATCTAATGTAACGCCTAAGTCTTTAGCGACTTCCTGTTCTCTTGATATTTCTGAAATAATATCGTCATAATCACCACCATTTGTAGCTGCTATTACTTGAGCTTTACTCATATAACCAGCCTGCTCCGCTTCTCTAAAAGCTCTTACCTCTTTTAAAGGATCAACATAATGCTGTGCTGGTGGAGTCCATCTAGGTTTTATATATCTTTCTGGTCTTGTCGCATAATCCTCAAAATCTAACTCTCCTACTAAAACAGCTAATTTCATCCATTCTTTAAATACTCTTAGGTGTAAATTATTAATTAAATATTTTTGACAAAACTTCCAATGCTCTCTGTCTTCTAAAAGACTTAACCTTGAACTTGAATAATTAGTTTCGCTAAAATCTTTACTTATAGTTTCAAAACTACAACCAATACCTGTAGCAAAACGTCTTATTTTATTTTTTACAAACATCTCATACTGTTGAGATGGATAATCTATATCTGGAATTGTAACTTTTTCATTTGGCATTAAATACCTAAATGTACCAGGCTCAAATGATTGTATTCTTTGACCATTAGAAACTTCATCGCCAATAAGTTCACCTTGATCATTTTCCACAAAACCCATTATTGATGCGCCTGCTCTGGCCCTAATTACTGCGGCCTCTTCATATCCCTGTAATTGATGCATATCTGCCATCACACTATGAAACCAAGGAACACCACGATTTTGGCCTGGTCTTTCTGGGAGAAATAAATGTATTATGTCATCTGCATTTATAAATACATGTAACTTCTGGTTGTTTGAGTAATCAAGATAATAAGCATCGCCAGGATGCTTAGTAAGAATGGCATATCTAACAGCCTTCCCCCATTCGTTACATTCCACACCATTGCGCCATTCATTTTTTACACTTAATGTTTTGCCTGTATATTCTTCATCCAACATATCTGACTCTATTAACTGTAAAGCTAAAGGTACTTTTGAATCCCCAAACTGTTGTCTAACTATCCTAAAAATAGCCTCACCAGATTCGCACAAAGCTCCAGCCGCTAACCACTCAAATTCATGAAATCCATATCGACCAGCACAATCACAGCTATTTGGTGATGACCATTCAGCCCACTTTTGTTCTATTAAATTATTAACTCTTTGATCTCTTTTATTACCACGAACCTGTAATACTCTAGATTGAAACTTCATACCAGTTCCAACCATATTTATTTGTGTTGTTCTTTTTGCTTGCCTAGCGTATGGATTATTTCTTACTAATTCTCTTGATCTATCTCTTAATTTTCTAAGACTATTTCTAATCTCAGCATCAGCACTAAGCTGACTCGCCATCCAATCTGATGTAAGCCTAGAAACTAATGCACCTTGATATGCTCGTAAATTTTTTAAAGGATTAGCTTTTTCTCCAAAACCTAATACTCTTTTTACTGCATTTGTAATGTTAGATCTTATTCCCATTAGTATGCTCCATTAAAACGAACAAATGTTGCTCTTGGATTACCAAGCCCATTAGCTATAAGTTCAGCTTGTTTTTCTCTTACTAATTCTGCCTTATATCTACTTTCTAGCATTATTAATTCTGATAATTCATATTTCTTTGCTGATCTTGTTCCTATTTTGTATTCCTGTACAACACCACCACTAACAATATTTCTTATAGCAGCCTGTATTATTTCTAAATCCTTTTCAACCTGACTACGTCCATCAAAATTATTTGCGACACCACTAAATTCTAAAGAAGGTAATACTTTAAAAGCACCAGTAGCAATAGTTTGTTTTTCCGCTCCAGATTTATTAGCTACTGCTTGATAATACCAATCTCCTTTAGCAAAAGTTGCAGATACATTGCTTGCTATAGAAAATTGAAAACCATCATTAAAAGCAGAACTATTAACTGTAGCTCCAATTGGCCCAGTATTAGTTCTTAAATAATAAATTACAGACCAATCTGGACTGCTAATACTATTAGCAAATACATCTTGTGTAGCAGCTAACCTCCATTGAATAAGGTCACCTGCTCTAATTTCTGCTGGAAAAGTCATGCTTTTAGTTACCAATTAGCGACAAAATTAGCCTTTTTAGGCGAATTAGTACGATTTAAGTCTATCTTAGCCTCCTTTGTAGGCTTTTTATCTTCAAATCTTTTTGCAAACTGATCATAAATTGTTTTTCTGTCATATTTTTGCAATAAACGCTGGAAACTTGCATATGCATACACCATTTCATCTAATGCCTCATTAGCTTGATTATTTTTTTTCTTCCATACTCTTTCTTGGTAACCATTCTTATAAACTAATATTTGTCTTTCTGCTGTAAGCTCCTCAAAATATGTATTTGTTGTTGTTGGATAAAAATGTATATACCCATGACCGACTTCTGCATCTTTCAACTTATTATGCAAAGTTGTTTTTATAACATCTACTCCAACAGGATATAAACTTAGTCCTCTCTTAAGAACTTTACCTCTGTAGTTAATGTCAACCTTAGAAATTTTTCCTAATGGTGGTTTTCCTTTCTGACCCATACCTTTTATACCTATTAAACCTAATTGTTCTCTCTCTCTAACGTACTGATAAGTCTCCTGAGTATAGTGACCTCCGGTATCGATAGCTGCTGTATCAATTTTTAATTCATTACCTTCTTCATTCGTATATTTACCTTGCAGTACTTCATCAAGCTGCGCCCATAAATCTGCTCTTGCTGGTGATCCATAAATAACCTTTCTATCAACTAAATACATTTCCTCATTTCTACCAAAACCTATGACTGACATACTTAACCTGTCATCTTGTACGTCAATACCAAGAGTTAATATTAAAACTTCTTTTGGAGGTATGCCCTCTTTATAAGTTTCTTCTGCTGCACGTTTTGCTAAACCATCTGCACTTGCCTTTGTATGATATTCATCCTCATATACTTCTCCACAGGTTATGTTAATAAATGTCTTAAGTTGTTCTTGATCTTTTTTGCACTCAATATATTCTTCCATTAAGTTAGGCCATGTAGCATTAGGTGAATATGAATATGCTGCCCAAATATGAAATCCTACATGCTTACCATTATATGGAGCAGTAGCTCTCCATTCACCTCTTTCAATCATCCATCGTTTTTTATTAGGTGGGATATGACCATTGCATTTC